ATAGTAGTTCATGTTCATGTTGCCTGTGCGGAGTCCGTAGAAGTCCGTCAGTGCCATCTGGTAGCGGATATTGAAGATGTTGTTGATCTGTAGGTTGAACCCGATCTGAAACACGCGGGTCACATTGGCAATCTTTGGTCCGTTGGGATCAAGGCTGTCTGTGTTGATGTACTGATTGGTGATGTCCTGCTGCGTGACCTGATACTTCCAGTACTGCCGCTGCATACCCAACGAGTTCCAGTCATTGAAATACTGAATAGCCTGGTCAATGCGGTCTTCCACTTGGGAATCGTCCACATTGATCTCTATGACGGGCGCACCAAGTGCGCGTAGGCAGTATTCCTTGAATTGCTGTCGTGTGGTAGGCTTCGCCATCGTGTCTCCTTTGAAGTATTTAGAAGACCTGCAAGTTACTCGTCACGGGGAAGCGTGGCAATCAGTCTGGCAAGTTCTCCCTCACGATTGCATATCCGATCACACTCGCAATCCACAAGAGAAAGATGCACAGTATTGTGTCCGTCAGTGATGAAATGCCTTACGCCACGCTCGTATACCCGTGTATGAAAGCCGTGAGGGGCAGAGTAATTCGGCTCTAGTTTCAAAAAATCTGAGAAACTGTATGTGTTGTGGTTGATCTGTATTGTGGTGTCCGTTCCATAATGTATGAGAATCATTTAAAACTCTTCCCAAGGCTCTATATCTGAAATTGTCGGAACCTCTGCACTCTTGGCTTTACTGTATGTTTCTGGGAAATTGGTTTTTGCTGTGACCCTTGCCTTGCCGCTCAACAGCAAAGATCCAGTTTTTCTTATTTCTGGCGCAAGTTTAATGACTGTTCCTTCTGTGCCCACACCACCCAGTTCACGCAGTGCAGTTACGCTGCTCTTTGTCGCAATTGCCGTTTTAACAGATCCAAAAACACTGTTTGCTGTGTTTCGGTATGTAACTACATCCTGATACAGTGCCTGCACGCCAGCAGAACCAAAGGTATACAGAGTGCCGTTGTAGTCTGCAATACTTACAGGTCCAGTTTTCCCGTTTATAACATAATCATCGTAAATCAGTCTCAAAGAAGATATATTGGAGTCTATCGGCAAGAAAGAGAATCTGTCACCACAGAAACCCACCTGTGCAACGGAGAGCAACTGCGGAAAATCTCCACCACCTCCACACACTCCGCTCATCGCACAACATCCTAGAAGATATTGTGCAGAAAAATCCGCCAGACTTGACCGCATCTGAGAGTTTGCGCTTGCTCCACCAGAAACTTCTTGAACAGCAGAAATCACCATGCACGCGCCACTATTCACTCCAAACAAGTATCCAGCACTGCCGCCTGATGCAGCGTGACCTCCGCAAATACCCGTGAACATGGCAGCAGTTCCGCCAGCCGATGTAGTTTCGCGGACAATGTTTCCTACGCCGATCTGCGACCCAAAACGATTGTCCCACGAAACAGTCGAAACTACCCGATTTGAGTTTGCAACAGGAAAGTAACTCGTGTCAAGAGTTCCGTTCATGGACAGAGCGTATATCGTATAGTCTCCAGCAAACTGCTCTGTTGATACTGGGGCAGTCGCTCCGTGAGTGAATTCACGCAGAGCAAGAGACACGCCGCCTCCACTAAGAATAGTGTGTTCAAGCCATCCCTTTAGAGGCTTGTCGCCAGATGCACCACTGCCAAACATCATGTAACCAGTGCTGTTGCGAATGTTTCCAGAGAGTCCGCTAGCCTGTGCGTGACGAGTGCCATTCCAATACGATGCAATTGAAGCGGAACCACCTTGGTTGGAGTACGCAATGGCAAACTGATGCCATTGGTTCAAAGTCACACCGTTCGCAGGGCACACATTCAGTATGTTCTGGTAACCCGCACTGGCGTAACTTGCAGTAGAGTAGTGAAACTGCAACTGATTGCTGCTGGTGTCGTATTCAAGTCTGAACGAGTCGTTTGTGCTTGCATTCACTCCATCTGCGCTGCGAGTAAGAATGATGGGATCGTAATTGTTGCTTGGCTCATTCTCAAAATACAGGAATCCCGACAGCATGAAATACGGCGTTGTTGTGGTAGAAAACGCAGGCAACCGAACGCCTGCGGCTTTTGTGTCGGTATCAAGGTAGGAGCCTTTGAACTGCAATGACTTGTTTCCCAGTTCAGGACCAGAAACACCGATGGTTCCCACTGTGGGTAGATACGAGTCCGCGGACAATCCGCCAAGCGCAAGACCGTTAATCAACACAGGAATGAACTGCGACTGCACCGCTTGTTCGTTGATTTGAAACTGTCCGTATACCGTTCCTGTAAGTACCTGCTCTGTTATGGGGGAGATGTTTTGCAAGGACAGAAGTCGGGTCACGGTTCCGCCAGTGCGAACTCCGTCTACATCAATAGACTGCTCTGTTACTGTAACGGGAACCACCAGCGGTTCAATCGAAGAATCCACCACCAAAGCGTTCAAGCCAGAGACTGGAACAAAATCCCCGATGGCGTAATTCTCTTCGGTTGACACCACTTGTCCTGAACTGTCTAGAAGTATTAGTTTTTTGCTCATTTATGGTTATCCGTTTACGATTTGACTGCTGCTATCTTTACTAGAGTGTGCAGTTACGCCAGTATTAAAAGTTACAAAATTAGGCGCAGTGATGGGACGAGCATCGTATCCTATAGAACCTATCTGACTTCCGCTCCACACGCGGTCAGGTCCAGGATGTCCGTACACGGTTCCTGTATTTGCTCCCACAGGACTGCGCGTCATAATTCTGCGATCAATTCCTGTTCTGACATCATACAAAAACCGCGGATTCGTCAAAGGCGTTTCGGGATAGGTTCCACTTGCTAGGGAATTCGAACCGACAACACCGATGTAAGAAGCATTTGTTGCTCGCACAACAAGCAGTTCTGGAAGGTCCGAGTTATTAAACCTTTGGTCTAGTGTCGCACCAGTTCCACCATCAAGTGAAAACGCGGATCCAGCGAGAAAGTCACCGTTGCGCTCATTTTGAAGAATGACGCTGCTTCCACGATCAGCACTGATAAGAGCCAATCTTTGAGAGGGGTTGGTTGTTCGCACAACACCACCATTTTTTACATCGCTGAATGTTGTCCATAGTCCCGTGTCTCGTATGGTGCTGCCGCCCATGCGTCCCACGCAGAACATATTCATAAGTTTTACGGTGGAATTTTCTTCCACTGATACCGCGTGTTGCGAGAGTGCTGCATTTATTCCACTGTCATTGGAATTGCCTGATCTGGATGTGCCTGTGCTGTGCATTGGGTGCTTCGCAAACAGATACCCAACGGATGCGCTGCTGTTTTCCGAAACTCGCAGTGCGGATCCAGCATATCCTGTAACGGCAATCGTGCCGTTGCTGTACTGAATATCGTTTGGCTGAACGATTATGTTGGAGTAAGCAGGATCAGAAGACCCGTATATGGCAGTACCAGAAGACACCTCACCCACCGTGAGGCGAGAATTCTTGCGAATGTCGATGGCATCATGTCCGCCGTTGTATACCCATATGCTCTTCAGCACATTCACGGTGGAGTTTTCGGTTGCAAGAATGGCGTTGTGCGAATACGAGCCTTGACAATAACTCCAGTGACCACCATAATTGGAAACGCTACTGATGCACGCAGCAGCACTTGATCCAATTGCGTTTGCGGTTGACATATTGGTCCACCCGCAAGTGGTTCCGTTTGCCGTCCTGATGAGGAGAGCAGTTCTGCTCACTATGAGTTCTGCACTTGCTCCGCTTGCGGTCATTGTGGGATAGAACCGTATGCTCAGTGTTCCCCCAGAACCCAAGGTCAATCCACTGTAGAAATCGGTATCCGTCCAATAGCACATACCCTGCGGTGCTATGCGTATTCCGTCCAAGAACAAGTTTCGATATTCAGTGGGAGCCTGCGGTCCCACAAGAGCAGCACCGCTTGTCAGTGATGCCAACTGTGCTGAACTTGCCGCACTAGTGTACCAGTTTCCGATTACTCCTATTTCACGCTCACCAGAGGTCTTGGCACTGGTGTTCATAAACATTCGCACAACAGGATACGAGAATGGTGTGTTGGATTGATCGTTTCCGTAAGCGGCGAACGATGCACTGCCTCCACTGGCTGTGCGATTTCCATCAAATTCAGGATACAGAATAGTCATGCCAAACTTCGGAATATCTCCAACCACGGTGACGAACATTGATGTGGCAGACAGAGAACTGTTGTGCAGTTGTATTCCGCGCCATTTTGCTGATATGTGCATCCCGTCCATGCGGTAGTTTGCACTGTTTTCGACTCCGTATCCAGAGGGGTCTACCAGATCAAGACGGGAATCTCGTGCAATTATTCCCACATTTGCGTTGTTTACGCACAGAATGGGTGTGTTGTCCGTGGTTTCGCTTCCGTAGTTGTAGTTTCCGCTGCCAGTATTTACGGTTTGCTCATAGTAGTTCTTCAACACGCTTCCGTGAAGAGCAATGGGGAAATCAATATCCATGAAACCAAGATTGCGTATGGCTGCTTCTGAGTTTTCAAGATATATGGCTGGTCCGCGATTTGACCTTGCAACCAATCGTCCAACGGACATTGTGGTATTGAATGTTATTCCCAGACCGTCAACTGCTGGATTATACGGATTGTTGGACGCAGAGAATATGTGTGGTTCCGTGGTTGGTCCAAAGAAAATGTTCCTGATCGCCCTGATTTTTCCGTTTTGCAGGAACAAACATCCACGATTTGACAACACTGACGACAGATTTGGACGAATCACCACTGGATATGTGGTCAGCACATACGGGTCACTTGTGTTGTGCGACAAGCCAGTATTTGCAGGATATGATGTGTAATCGGTGTCTGCCGTCCACCCGCTCCCGTAGTATCCGTTCGGCTGCGAGTACTGTGGTTCTGGGAAATTAGAAGGAATTCCTCCCCACGGAATAAGGTTGTTCAATCCCGCAGAGCCTGCCCCCCATGTCCATCCAGGACACCGACAGTCGTAATTAATGGTGTTGAACTGAACAGCAAGACTTGCTCCGCTTGCGGTTGCGGAGTGAATCCGTCCAATCCCAAGTATTCCAAAACCGTCTTCGTGGGAAACGCCTGCATTGAAAAACCTATCACCATTGAAAAGCACTCCGTAACTGTGGAGTCCGTTTCCAGTAGGCGGATTTATTCCTTGTCCAAGTTGACTAAATCCGATTATCTGAGTGGCGTAACCGCTTCGACTGGCAATGGCGGCGTTCATCACGGAGAAATACATTCCCCCTTCAGCCGCACTGAAGCCGTGAAGAGTGTGTCCTGCTGCATCTGTGGTGGCTCCGTTCCACAGGCGTATGGTGGCTGTGTGACCGCCGCCGCCCCACGAATCCAGATTCCACGAATATCCCTCTACTCGCCAGATGACCCTCTGCTTCAGTGCAGCAGGGTCACCCTCAATAACAATGTTTCCGCCCTGTGGGTGGTACAAATTGATGTTATCAGTGACGATGTACTCGCCCCGCTTCAGGCGGATGTACAGTATAGCCTTGCCCACGATGGTGTACTCGCGGGCAACATCCATTGCTCGTTTCAGGCTTGCATAAGGAGCGGACTCGCTGCCGTTTCCGCTGCCATCGCTTCCCGTGGTTGACACCCAAATAACAGTATCGGTGGCAATTACTTTTAATTGCTCAAGGGACGGATTGCTTGGATACGGTAGGTGTGAATATGCCATAGTTACCTCTATTTAGCCTTTACACTATGACCATTACTCTTATTCCATAACCAGAACCAACAGTTGAAGGATTCACAATATCACCAGTTAAAGGATCATACAGTCCAATGTGTATTCCGCTTCCGTCGCCAGCAACAACCACTGCATTCCACCGAGACTGTGGGTCGCCAGGAGTGTAAGGGTGATACGGCTGGACGATCACGCACATATCCGTTAATGCTAGCAAAGTGGATGTATCGCCACTCACTCGCCTAAAATCTGTGCTGAAGCCAATGTAGATGGTATTGGGAAGAGATGCTGCGGGGGCAGTTGCAGGAATTCTTCTGGCACCAGAAACATTGAAATTGCCTCCAACACCCTCATACAAGTTTGATGTTGTGCTAAGTGCATCGGGATCAATCACTGCCCAAGCCCGAACAAATCCACATGGAGCAGTCGAAACAGGTTGACTAACAGGGGCGTATTCGTTAATGCTTCCCGCACTCGTTCGCATGAAAAGACTGCCGTCCGCCTGTATGCGGTCAGATGGAGAGTTTCCTAAATCCGTTCTTCCCCGTGTGCGAACAGTGGTGTCATCGTCCCCCAGAAGAATCTCTCCAGCAATCGTGGTGTTGATGTCCACTATGTTCGTGGCGCGTATCACGGTGTTTCCAGTTATGTCCACTCCAGTAGTGGTTCCGCGGATGCGCTCGGTTCCACGAACCCTCAGCCCAAAGAACGAATTGGTCCCCTGCGCTCCCCCATCTGAATTTATAATAAGAGAACCAATTCCTGTGTTTGGAGCAGAGTTCGCACTTATTTCTGAGTAAATGTTGTCGTCCGTGTCCTCTAGACGAATCACTGGAGTGGCGTTTTTCAAGTGGAAAGACTGAGCGGGAGTAAATTCACTCGGACCGATTCCAAGAGAACCACTGATTCCTGTGGCTGTTCCGTGTGTCCTGATGGTTCCGTCTGCGTTAACAGTGAGTCGGTCGGTGTTGTTTGTCTTCAGTGTAAGAGGATGTGCGGACTGAACAGCAACAGTTCCGCTGTTTTGGGTGGAAGCAAGATATGTGTTTGCCCCATTGTCGTGCTTTACGCGCACGGCGGCTGTGGAGCCTTGTATGTGCAGAATGCGGTTTCCGCTGGAAACATCTTCCACCGTGGTGGGAGAATCCGCAACAAGCACGCTTCCGCCGTTGGTGAGTATCATGCGGCGGGTTCCTGTGGTGAACTGACTGGTGTTTGTCTTGAACACCAAGTCTTCTCCTGCTCCTGCGTTTCGCAGAAGACCCGAACGCAGATCGGTTACGAGCAGTTGATCATACGGAATGTCCACGCCGTCAATGATGGCAGCGCGTGTGTACGGCTGTGCCTTGATGATGTACCGTACCGCGAGATACGGGGGAATGTTGGTTGCAGTTGGGTTTGCTGCTGTGCTGTTCAACAGATTTGTTGCGCTTCCTGTGGGAGTAGAACTGGCAACGCTGCTGAACTCTGTTATGTCCGATCCACCGAAATTCGCAAGCGGATATGTGCCTGCACTTGCTCCGATGGGGAAACGGCTGCGGAGATCAGGGGTGTTGAAGTGGGTGGTGGTGACTGATGTCACACTGTAAGTACTGGAAGTTATTATAAGATTTCCAGCATTATTCCAAATACGATAGTTTCTATTGGTATTTGAAGCCAAGCCAGAAATCTGCCCCGCTGTCATCTGAATGTTTGGATATTCAAAACGCTGCGTGGTGCTGTTGTACTTTGGTTGTATTTGTGCAAAAATTGTAGCACCACCACTAACATTATTCAATACAATACCAACCACCTCTGCCGTATTCGTGTCCGTGGTTAAACTGCCAGTACTCCAGTTTGTCGTGGTGCTTCTCTTGAATAGAATTCTGTCACCAGCCTCAAGAGAAATATTTCCAGTTCCAACTATCGCAACCACAGAACCGTACTTCGGAGTGGCATCTCCCGTGGTGTTCAAAAGAGCAGAGTACAGTTCAGGATACTCGGTGACGGAATACGAAACGCCGTTGCACTCCAGCCAGGTTTCGGGAATCGTGCTTTCGGCTGCATACGGCATGATTGTGCCGACAGGCTGAATCTGTTCAATTGAAACCGTGGACGATCCACCGATCTGCGTTCCAAGGTAGTTCATCACGATGAACTCGCCAGTCCCGCTGCCGCTCTTGCGGGTAAGTACGGGCTTCACCACTGTTCCGATTGCGCTTGGAGGAGACTCAACCAGTGCGCCTGGCGTGTCTGCGCTAAGGAAAAGAACGGGACTATCGGTCGTGCCGTAGCGAGCATTCAAGTCAATGTAGCCAGAATACACGATCCTGAACGAACCAACCTGCGCGTCCTTTATTACACCAACAACTTCTGAATTTTCGGCGTTGTTTGCTTGCGCCAATGTCCACGCATTCGCAACGGTATCGAATCGCACAACATCTCCGAAAGCAAACGAGTGCGCCACGGAAATGGTTTCTTCGATTGTCTTGGGCGCAGTCGAACCGCCCTTCAGTATTAGTGATGAACCCATTTTAGTTCCTCAATCCTTTATTGAATTCTCTGACACAGATGGTATGCCGTTACACCGCTGCTTCCGCGATCAATAGCCAGACCACGAGTCCTCCACAATCCATTCAGCGTGACTCCAACCGTGCTGGCTCCAAGATACAGTACATATTCACCGCTCAGACCACCAGTGTTGTGATAATACACGGTGACACCACGATTCGGGGACAGCGTTGAGCCTGTCACACCCATGATCATGCTTCCAACAGGCAAATCGTTGTATTCTGCCGATGCTCCAGTGTAGCCCGTGAAAGACGACTGTCCTGCATTGTTCACATCTCCGCGATACGAGAAGATATGACCGCCAACAGAAGATGTGCTGCTTATGAGCGGCTTTCGAACAGATCCAATCGTGGCAGGAGGAATATTGGTGAGAGAAGGAACATTGCTTTCGTATGCGCGAGATGTTCCTGCACAATTTTCAGCAAGGAAATACTGCACCCCGCCAACCATATTTCCAGCAACACCGCCGTTTGTTGCGGAAACTCCGTTTATGTCTTGGAAGAACCCATCCGTGATCAAAGAAAACTTGTAGTTGATTCCTGGCAGTGTTCCACCGATTGCGTTCATGGGGAACACTTCAGTGACTATTCCAAGCACCTCCGCTGCTGCCTCGGTGTTTGCCTGCGCCTTCACATAGATGCCGTTAGAATATGTGGCTCCAGTAAAACCACCAGCAATTCCCGCAGGATAATCATACGAAAGCCCCACATCAACACCCGACAGATACCGAACCGCATCACCCACGCGGAATTTGTTCAATTGCGAAATCTGAACAACCGTGGATGTAGCAGAAGAAATCACCAAATCTTCAGCCAACAAACCACCCGTGAAAGGAACAACTACTGCGCTATTCGTCCCTGTTGCAATCATCACCGCTTTGTGAACTGTGCCTGGTGCAGAAGCAGGAGATGGTGACAGTTTGCCTGCGGAGTTGCACAGATAGTACACACCACCAGGTCCAAGAGTTGACGCTCCTGTAAGGAGTGCATTGGAGAAGTTTCCGTATATTTCACCACTGAAAGTCAATTCAAAATTGTCAGCGTCTATCCGATTCGAAACCAGACCAACAACCTCTGCAACATCAGTACCAGTGGATGCGGCAGGAATGTAGTTGCCTGATGCGTTCACATACACAGGAGTTCCAAAAGACAGTCCGTGTCCTGTCTGTGTAACGCGCTTGCGATTTGCGCCGTTGCGGATGTTCATAAACGGATACGCACCGTATGTGGTTCCGTTCAGTACTTCCGCAAACACCGTGGAGCCAGCAAGAGAATACCGCGCAAAATCAATGTTTCGTCCTGTGGTGGTTCCGTTTCCAGAGAACTGAACCACCAAACCGTGATCAGTGGTCGTGCCGCCGTCTATTCTGATTCCAGTGCCGTGGACAGGCAGCACGCCGCCGCCCGCAGGGTAGATTCCGCTTGTGCTGCCACTGAACCCGATGCTGCCGTTTGCACGCCACAAACCAGTGATGCCATGCACTTCCACGCGCTGCCACAACCACTCCGCAGTAAGTCCACCGCCACGATTCAGTATGATGCCACCGCCGCCAGCAGTTTCAATGTTTGGATCGCTTGCCGCTGCGGTATCACCAAGAATAATATTGTAGTCGTCAATGGTGACCGCATTTGCATTTACCGTGAAGGTAGACGCATTGAATGTGACTTGACCGTTGAATGTGACCCCCGCACCGAACACGACTGCGCCCGTGAAAGTAAGCCCGTCAGGAATGGTTGGATTCAGAGCAACGGAGAATGTACCACCAGTGGTTCCCGTGTACGCAATGCTGCTGCTTGAAACACCGTCATAGACACGGATTTTGTTTAGTTTGTAGACAGAGGTGTTGGTGATGTCCTTCCACACATTGAAGTTGTCGCCAAGCGCAACTTCAGGTATGGTGTATGTGGAGTCGTTTGGACCAGTGTTTGTAGCCATGCTTATTCGCTCTGCTTATCTTTGAGGAGGTGCTGTTGCAGTTCCAAGACTTGCTCTTGCAGAGTATTTATCTGCCGCTGCAAAGCCTGTATCTGCTCCTGTTGTGTCTTTTTTAAAAGGTATGCGTTTACTGCTTCGGAATCGCAGAGTATGGCGGCACCAGTTCTTGCGTCCCGTTTGTACCGCATAGATCAGATGAAACTCACTACGCGAATATTTTTCACACACGGTGTCCGATAGTACGATGTCCAGTTTCCCCCCGTATCCTTGACAACATCTACTCGTACCTGATATGAACCGAATGTGGTTCCCGCTGTTACACGGAACGCCCCCTCGCGGAAATCAAGTTCCGATGTGCTAGCAAAAGTTGGGTTTGTGCGAGAAACCGCTGCCCACGGCTTGGAGAATATATCTTCTTCTCCTGTTTCGCTGTATCTGTAATAGACACGAGCGGATGAACCACTTGGTGTATTCTGATCCAAGAACACCGCCAATCCCCTAGAATGAAGATCATCTGGCAGTTCTACCACGCGAGAAACATATCTTCCGCTAGTAGACTGAGTAACTGCTGCCCCGTACAAAGAATTCAAATATACTACAGGAGAAACCGCAGACAAATTACCGCGAGTAAGGGTGTACTGTAGATTGGGGGAAGTTAGTGTCGTGACAGGATATACTGCTTCGTTGTTAAGGAATGAGTACGATCCTATAGTACGAGTAATGGAACAACTGTTTGGTATGATTTCGGGTGCATAGAACTTCAGCACATGAGCGCCAGTGCAGTCTGACAAATTTCTATACTGTATGTTCCCTGTGGTGGATTGCGAGAAGTCGCACCGTCCGAGGGCAAACATTATATCGGTAGCGTTGTCTGCCACAGCAGCACCAATGCCCTGTGGAGCAAACAATGTTCCAACCGTTTGATTGTTGCCTGCACGACCACCAACAGCATCGGTGTTTTCGTTGGTATTCACCGATGAATCAGCAGCAAACAATTCATAAGAACTACTGTTTGTTAGAACACAAAGAGCATATTCACCAGGCTCAAGGTAAACTGGGCTGCTGAATTGGAACACCGTGGCTTGCGGAGTGCTTGCAGAAGCAGTCACTTCAGAAGGAACTTTAGTGACAGTGCTGAAAGGCATTACAACGGAGGGAGAAGGATATCCGCTCACCGTTGGACGAATCTGCACTGTAACTGGAAGAGCCGAATCCTTTGAGGAGAAATACAGAGAAACCGTTTTCAGCATCAAGCCATCGGGGTACAATTTCTTGTCAACAAAGAATGTTTGCGACAGAGGATCGCTCCAGTGATTTGCTTCAACAGAGTCAATGTCCCTGTTGAAGGGATCACGAGAAACCGCTTCACTTGAAACCGTTTGTCTTCGAACCTCTGGAGGGAGGACGGAGACACATCCGTTTTCGCGCTGACGCAGCAGACCAGTGCAGTAGTATGTTGCATCAGCAGCAATCTTTGCATTTTCTGTCACCAAAGAATCTGATATTCTGACAGTCTTTTCACCCACCAAGTAGGAACCTGCGGTGATCCCAAACGAGAACGAAGCCGAACCGTTTGCGTCCGTGGATACACCAGCAGTGACAACAACACCGTCAAAGTAAACCGAAAGACCCGTGGTGTTGGGTTTCAGTCCGTGGACAGTTGCACTGATCGTGGAAGACGGAATGTACGGAAGAACACTACGATCCACCATCCGAGAACCAACACGATATTTAATCCGATTCTTGAGTTTACGGGTCTTTATGAAATTGCTGGTCTTCTGATTAACGCTTTCCGCTGTGCGGTTTGCACCTATACGATTGCTGCCAGAATTACGAGAAGGAATGGACGAATCGGTGCTGAATCGCGGAAGTTCGAATACACGCTTCTGTATCTCGTCCTGCTCTTCCTCTACATCTTCTATTCCCGTCCAAATGCTGTCCCAATCGTTCCACTGTGTGCCAAATCCGCGCAGATTGCTTGGGTTTGCAGACTGCCAGTTGTCGTTTTCCATGAGAGAGTTTGTCTTGATGATTGGACGATATCCTGCATCAAAGAAAGGATTCACGGAAGAAGACAGTTTCATAAATCCAAGCCAGTTCACGGTATTGGATGGATTAATCTTTATTGTCTTTGTGTAAAACAGATTTTGCACATATGGAGTTACGGAATATTGTAGAGTCAGTACTCCATCGGTGGAAATCGCAATATTGGAAATGCTGCTTGTGGCGGGATCAGACTGCTCTCCAGCATCCGTGATTGGAGTTGTATCAATTAGATTTACTGGCTGTGTTGTAAAGAATGGACGAAGTTCTCCCCGTTCAAAATCCACAGAACAGGTATACAGTGGATCGGTGACATCTGCCACGGAGTGACCATAAAACTCATCAACGAAAATAGATGTCTTTAGCGGCTCTGTGGCAGAGGCAGATGTTTTGAGAGAACGAGACTCCAATTCGGACTCAGATAGAGACAGTTTCGCAAAGACTTCAACATCATCTATGCGTTTTTCCATCTTTCCAAGATCAGCCATAGTAAACCGCTTGGTTTCAACGGGATCAAGCACTACATCGGTGGTGTTGTGTGTGTAAGCAGGAATCGTGATGGTAGAGATCACTAGTGCGTCTTGCGGATCGGGGGGAGCAACGGGAGACAGATCAGGCGTTCCCCGCACCAAGAAAAAGAGAGCAGAACCGTCATCAGGATTTGACTTTACGCATAGTTTGTCGATGCGTGGCAAGTAGTGGTTATATGTGATTGTCGTGTCTTCCGCGACAACAAAACCAACATTTGCTCCGTATGGTTTGATTCGAACGGTTGATGCCGTGGATCCACTATGACGGAAATCCAAACAGTTTGCGAGAGAAACCGTTTTTCCTGTTCTAGGATTGCTGAATACTGGAATGTTTTCGTATGGTATTCCAGAATACGACAGCGCACCAATAAAAGGAGCAGAAGCCAATCCCCCGTGAGAGAAATACGAATATGATACGCTCAAACTGATATTAGACGAAGAGTATATGGGTTTAGTGGCAGAGGACGGCTTTAGATACAGGCGAGAAAGACCATAGTGTGTTTCTCGTTGACCGTCATCCAATTCAAAATCAGATGTGACATTGGTTACGATGTTTGGAGTAACGCTGCTGTCAGTGGCAATTACAGATGAAACCTTGTAAACATCGTATTGGTCAAACTCATAGTATACGCTGTTTTCATCCGTGTTCGGATTTCCTCTCCTGTCTGCTAGTGCAGCAAAAGTATCAGTGGTGCTGACACTGGTCTTGCTCCTGTACTGACCGCTGACCGAGAGGTCTGGTGTATAGATCACGGGAACAATCAACCTAATGTTTCCTGCCGTGAATCCTCCCCAACCATTGTTGGAAGAACCCGTGACCGTCAGAGTCATTGTATTGTTGTTCCCACCACCAGACAGAGTTCCGCTGTTCAACACAGCACATCCACCATTATCGTTTACTATTCCAATCTGACTTACTTCTAATGAAGATGTGGTCGCCGTAGAATAGTTTTTAAAACGATACGGGTTGCTAGAATCAAGTGAATCAAAATCAGAACTCTTGTTGACTGTGTATATTGCGGTATCACTTGATCCAGGTGTTCCTGTGTACTGAACTGTCAGATCATCGGTTACAAGTTTTCCGTAGACCGTAAGATTGCTAATGTCTTTGATGGCATATCCAGGCTTGATCTCGTACACCAAAGAACTGTTTACCGTGTCCTTTGGAGCGGTAAGATTGCTTCCTGCTGTGTTGATGAAAAAAGCACCAAGAGTAAATCCTGTGGTGTCTGAATAAATGTATCCCGTGCGTCCAGATGTCACCGATCCGCTGATTCCATACAAGAATAAACGATATGTTCCAGTATTCACTGGATTGACACCATGAACGCGAGCAGTTCCCACAACGGCACGAGTAGAGTTCAAAAATCGAACAAGAGCAGAACCAGACCCAATCGCTGCGAGATTGTCTGCAAATGTCTGCCCTAGATTCGATGCACCGCCAACGGCAGCATCAATATAGTTACCCAAGGCATAAGAAAAGGTCTGCGTGTTGTTTTCTGTTGTTCGCGCCTTGGGAAGGGCAACAGTTTGAGGATATTGATTCTCCACTTCGTGTCCAAGCACATACGCTTTTCCACTGCCGATAGAAAGATTGTAATTGGCAGAATCGTTTGTGCGAACTTGAACCTCAAAAGGACGAACCGTGTATGATCCAGACTCATCGAATGTTCTACGGGCAAGCGCGTTTTCGATTTCTCCGTAAGTGACCCGCTCTACCTTTTTCGTGACACGACCATTCTCAAACCGCAACAGTTCAACAAAATTAGATGGAGTTTCGGTAAGATCGGTCTGATCAAGAGTCAATACAATCGTGTAACGATCTGCACCAGGCGCATTGTAGTTGTATGAACCGATAGCAGGATCTCTGAGAGTTGAGTCTTCCTGTTCAGTCACATTGTCGTTTGTTATCGTAAAACCAATCTTCTTGGACAGTTCAGCAAATTCTTCTCCTGTGACAGAAGCAAACTCTAGATCACGATAAGAACCATCGCTGCTCAGGCGATAGGGAGCAAACTGCTGCAATCCTGTGCGTACAAAGAAGCCGTTGATATAGAATATTCCCTCTGCTACACCAATAACTTTGCATGAACCTGTAGCAAACGAGTCGGGTGCTATAGTGAGAACATTCGCACCAGTATACGAAACATCTGGAGAGTTGATGAGATTTATGGTGCTTGAGCCAAATTCCGATCCAGAATAAAAATCAACAACCAAAACAAGATAGCCATCACTGTTCAGGTCAGGAGAAATATATCCAACAATTTTTGCACTTGTTGTGTCTCCGCTAGTCGTGGAGGTGATTGTTCCGCCGACAAGTGGCTGAAAGTCAGTGACTCCATACAAAGGACTATTTATGCCAACATCCACCATGAGGTATGATGCGTTACGAACAGTGATTCCGCCCCCGACTATTCGTGAACCGTCCTTGAACAAATGGTCACCAACACGGGACAACTGATTTTGAAGAATTGTCTGTAATTGGGTGAGTTCGCGCGCCTGCACAGCATAGCCAGGCTTGAACAACACACGCAAAAACCCCTTTGCAGAGTCAAAGTCATCGTAATATGGGTTGATGTTGAAAATGCTGGGATCGTATGCCATGTGTTCCTCTTAGAATCCTAGACGGAGCCTGAACTCTTCGGTTTGACCCGTGCCTCGCGTGACAGGTCTGACATTGTTTATGTATAGTATTTCGCCCGAAGTTGGGTCTATTTCTGGCAGGGTTACAGTGTTGATCACATACTCGCCAAACCCTGCTCCTGTTGCGCCATGAGTCTGCACATCACGGAACCGTCCAGTGACATTGGTGAGATACAGGACTCCATACGATGGATTTACAAAATTCCATCTGTAAACCTGTCCCGTGGCGTAATGACCGAATTCTCCTGTAGTACCTTGATGCACCACATCACCATTAGAGAATGAGTTCTGAGTCAACGGAGCATATGATATATCAAGCGTTCCCGTTGCTCCACTTACGCTTGTAGCGACTTCAAGCACATGAAGACCGCTGTACGATGGGGTGTTATTAAGGTCAAAATATGACTGTCCAGATTCCACCACGCGATACAGTTTTTGAACCGAATTTGAGTTTTGAACAACCTGTACACTGCCACCATTGGATTTAGTGACTACCACTAATTCTCCGTTCGTGACATTGACAGCGAGAACATCTCCAGTAACTCCAGACTGCGTGCTGCTGAGTTGATATCCGCCGACAAAATTACCGTTTGTGATGACCCGCACATATAGGTTGTTTGCGCTTCTGCCGATAACCGTTCCAGAAACATCAAGATCGTATCCAAATGAAATTCCACCACCACTAGGAGTAGTAATGATTGCTCCTGCGGGAATACTCTGAAAAACCCTTTCTCCGTTGAAAAATTCCAAGGCATTCTGCACTGTTAGGGTATAGTCACGAATTCTCTGAAGACGGGTAATGAAGCGTCCAGAAGAATTAAGGGTTTTCACGGTAACAAAATTCGTTGCAGAGTTGGGAGCGGTTTTTATTTCGTCTACCTTTGCAAGAGCAAACGACTCTGTACCGATGATGTAGTTGTCGGAAGACCCATCAAAATGAGAAGCATCAGGAACAGCATCCTCACGAATAAGGGTTATATCTCTGTAATAAGGATTGTTTTCACCTGCAAGCAATCCCGCACTACCTACCAGCCGTGGATTCTTGATGATTCCAAACTGACGATATGTGCCGCCAGTAATGAACTTGTTCTGATCTTCTTCACCGATATCAACTATTATCAAGATGTCCTTGATGTTCAACTCTTTCAGAATATTGCTGCCGTGACCGCCTTTTGGCGACAGCACCGCAGTAAGAGTCGGATGATCAGTTCCAGCCTGTACTTCACTAGTGACCTCAAGCATGACCTTGCTGTAGTTTCGACCGCCATTTCCCTGTGTCTGTATATCAATTGCGGTGATTTGTTTGTTCGCATTCATGTTTGGGAAAGCAAATGCTCCACTGCCATCACCAACAATTTTGATATACGGCAAAAAGTCCACAGCAGAAACAAGAGTCTGTGTGGTTGGCGTTACCACGAAATCTACAGCATCGTTTTCAACCGTAAAAATTATTTCGTTTGCTCCAGTTGTCACATTGGTAATCACGCCGTAATTGTTCACTTCTGCTGGATTGGCAGTGCTTGCGTTTACGCGCATGACATATCCAACAAGATTACTCGGAGTATTTGATGTCAGTACATTGATGCGATCTCTAGAGGCAGCGTCAGTGATACGCACTTGCTTAACAATGCTGCTGATTTCCGTAAATGCCGCAACTTGAATAAGATATGGAGTGTTTATGCCAGAGATTACCTGATCGTAAGCATAGGGATACACGCCTGGTGTGGCTGTGTTGTCTACATCTATCCGCGTGATCTCTCCGTTCACCGCTTCAAGTTGGGTATTGTACTGATTCTGTGTCTCGTTGTCGCTGCTGATGGTGGCTACATCGACAGGAATGTAGTCTGTGAGTTCGTAAGGAAGATCGCCTTCTCTGATGGTAGCAAGATATTTCCACACATATCCGTCACCGAGGGTGACGGCTTCAGAGGTCACATGGGTGGGCTTTTCCGTTGAACCATTGGTGTTTCCGCCGTTGTTTCCCAAACATTTGTATACATGATTCGCATCAGTTACCACATAGAATATTGCGGGATCATTGCCGTCAAACAAGTTTACGGTGTCTTCGTACTGATCATACACCGTTCCGCTTGTCCATTCGTAACGGGGAAGTGCAAACAGGATGTTCTGCGGATTGAGTTTCTTGTAACCGATGATCTCGTTCATCACCTGATATTCAGCCGCCACGGTATCCGAATATGCCGATGGGCTGTTCTCGTTTGCCCATGTGGTTCCCTTTGCAACAAAGAAGAAATACTGATTCTCGTTGCGTTCGAGTTCAGCCAAGAAACTCTCGGCGTATGAGCGTTCGATTGATGCCTTCAGGTAACTAGCCATTTCGGTTCCCCTTATCCAATATTACTGTATGTATCGCCCGACAGCACAGTTCCGTTGGACAGCACCGTGCCTGCGGACTTGTACAGCGTGTCGGGGAAATGTACGAAATTCTGTAGTGTGATTCCGCCAAAGCATATGCCCGCGGGAATGGTGGACAGCCCTTCTGTGTTTGGGTGATGCCGTATTTCCCAATAGGTCAATCCTGCTGCATACGCACTATTGCGAGACTTGGTGAACGAATCAGGCAAGGTGTCGTCAAGTCCGTACTTGAAAGACAGATACTGATATACCTGTTGACGCTCAACTTCAGTCAACTTGCGATTGAAAACTATGACTTCGTGCAGCACACCCTGAAAAGAATACGAAGGATTGTCTGTGTCACTCCGTGCATGATTTACAAAATCTGCGTTAGCCACAGCAGCCGTGGAACCAAGTTCGGCGCGAACATATGCTCCAAAACGCCCAAGCGAAACAGGGGAGGAACTGTACTGTTCTGCTGGTGCTGCGTAGTCTAGTTCTGTTACTTCTGCCATAGGTTACGCCTTTACAGTTCGTATCGTGAACGAATTGAGTTGAAGTTCTGCTGTATTTCTGTCGGAAGCAGTATACGGTCATACACACGGAAATCGGATATCCGACCACGGAACCAATTGTCCTTGGTTGGACCGTCACCTGCAAAGAAGCGGTCAAGGAATCCAAGTGTCCACCGTCCCCGAGTGCCGTCCGACTCTACATCCCACGGCAGCACAGACGAAAGAGAAACAGAGGTATTAAGTTTTTGCTGTCCGTTGATCCATATCTGAACCGAAACCCCGTCTATCTGAAGCACGCAGTGCGCCCATGTGTTCAGAGGAACAGAATTGTCGGGTGTCTGAACAACCTGTACATTCGTTCCGTCCCATAGCACCGCCTTGACGGATTTCTTCAGAAGATCGTACCCGAGATACTGCCGAATTCCGTTGGTGGAAGAGCCTAGAATAAAATGGGTGGTCACCGATGACACTGGATTGGGTGTGGGGTAGAACACTGTTTCCACAGTGAAGCGATTCTGCCGAGGAGTTCCCACCGAAACAGCAGGAGCAGGATCTATCTCAAAGTGGTCACCCGATGTGTATCCATCAAAACGGAAGTACCCCATGTCTGCGGTTGCGTACACAGGTTGATTCATGGCGTACACAGGCTGAACGATTCCGTCACGATTCTTCAGCCGATACGCACTGCCGTTCAGCAGTTCGGCAATTGACGGCTCCGTGCCGTCCACAAGGTCTATGCGCGGTTCAAAAATCTGATGCCGCGGAGTTCCGTCCACAGGATAAAAAGCCCAAGAGCGTAAAGCAGCATAGGTAGTGCCAGGAACCCACTGTGCGTCACCAGCACTACCATAAGGTATTAGTCTGCTAGACACGCCGTCTGTGGTGTATCTACCGCTTGTTGCACTATGGGAAAACGCTGGTCCTGTGGGAGAACCCGATGGGTACATATAGTACACATACAAATACCATTTGTTCTCGTCGTACCCTGTCGGAACCCTTTGTGGTGGAGCAACAAAGAAATAATGATTCCAGTTGGGATTACCCCCATTTCTAGGAATAACTCGGTCAAGAGTATATCCAAAACCATCATTGTTTATGGATGGGTAACCGTTTCCGTGAACACCAAAATACATATTTCCGTTTATAGTGTTGGTATTACTAATGGCTGGACGGTCATCGTTTCCCATGCTCAAGCCAGTCCACGGAACACCCAATTCCTTACGGTTCATC